ATAATTCCCTTGACAATCAACTGAACTCGTAATGCTTCTAAGAACAAAGTAGAAAATCTATTACGTAGTCTCTTTACAAATTTAGAAAACTTAATTTCGTCTCTAGTTATTTCAGTAGAACGACCCAAACTAAATCCCGTAGATGGTTGCAAACGAGAGAGCGGTACGTTCAGTGCTTGAAACAACTTTTGTTGGAAGTACTGAATATCTTGGATCTCGCCAAGATTTTGACCACCTTGTAGTGTAGTGATCTCAGTACCTTTGCCACCCTCACGACGTGGCATCCAAAAATCTTCCATCATAGAAAGATGCTTACGGTCATCACGGACTTCGCCTGTGGTTGCATCGTAAACAACTTTATTTCTAAACTTATTCATAATCTGGTTAACGTATTCTTCTGCTTTAAGTTTTGGCAGATTACCAACGTCAACATAAAATACTCTACGCTCTGGTGCTCTAGAAATTCTATAGATTACAGAGGCATCTTCAATCATCTTCAACTGGTTAACTGGTTTGATTGCTTTGTGTAGATGAGAAAGCATCATACCAGTATTTGCATCTAGCATACCAGATGGAGCATAAACAATTGAATCAATAGAGAGTTTTACACCTTGTGTTGTTTGTTCTGTAATTCCTTTGTCATTATAAAGATAATATTCATCAATTTCTTTAATTACATCAACACCTTTTGGAGTGCGCTCTTTTTTGATATTCTTTATGCGACGAATTTTGCGAGGATCAACGTATCTTAACTCAACAATCCCCTGCTTAATATTATTTTCGTCAAGTAAAATGTGATAATAAACACGACCATCAATATACCAAGAGCGGAATATATCATGTCCTCTTTCACTAAACTTTAACAGTCTTAAAACTTCCTTAAACTCTTCCTGTATTTTATCTTTAATACTGGCAGAAAGTTTTACTTTTTCTAAATCTAATTCAACGCAGTCTTCTTCAGAAACTAATGTCTCATTGACAATGTCATCAATCGCTGAATCTGTATCTGCATACTGAGCAATTTCGCGGTATCTTCTGATGAGGTCATTTTCGTTTTTAACGACACCCTCAACATCCATAACCATACCATAGTATGCAGCTGCTGAATTAACAACTGTCGATCCATCATCAGAAGATGGCGTAACAACACTTGCCATCTTTTCTGATGAATCTTTACGTTTTATTTCAAACCCAAAAATTTGCATAATTTAAAAATTAAAAAGTTAATTAAATTGGAAGCGGGAAGCTGCCGATTGGTGTATCAATTCCCACGTTAACTCCAAAACTGGAACCACCTGCGCCAGTATTAGATGTGAAGTAGTTGTAAACAAATTCTACATCAAACGACTCGATTTGATTTTGCTGGTCAAAGTCCAAAGCGATTGGACCAATATTGACTGGCATTGCATCAACAAACTTGTATGATTTAATAATAGCGCCACTTCTATCTAGCTGGTGTACATTTAGATCAACTTGATAAGAAGTTGGATTTGTACGACCATCAGTGGTGCTATAATTTTGAATACCAGTTTGCCAAATCTCAAGAGCATTTCTAATGTTGAAAGTTGTGTCGTTGTAAATCGAAACAGTCCATGGCTGGAAAGAACGCTCACCTGCAAAGTTTACTGGGCGTCCACGATACAGAACCGTAATTGGCTCGATCGTAGATGCTGGTAGCTGTGCCGATCTGCATAGAAACTGTGCTCTTTGTCCAGCAACGACTCCCAGTGGTACGTAAGTTGGGAATGTTAACTCAACGCGAAATTGATTTGGGCGAGCACCGCCTCCAATCATCTGCGCCTTAAAATCAGCAATATTTGCCATTTATTTCTCCTTGATTCTTAACTATTTATTACGCTATTATTAGCCACCAATTTCATTAAAATTAACAGAAGTACGAGCAGCGATAAAGTTTAGAGTAATAAAGTTTATTGAGCGTGCTGGCTTAATAAAGATATCGCCAATAAATTCGTTGCGATCAATAACTTCACCAGTGTTATTAGTTGCGTCGCACTTGACCAAAAAGTCGGTAATACCACGACGACCTTGAACATCACGCAGGAATGGCTCAACTAAGTTCTTAAACTGTGCACGAGTAAACTCGTCGTTAAACTCAAACAACTGGAATTTAGAAGCAGTTGCAATCGCTTTTTCCAAAACGATAAACAAACGACGCACGTTGATGCGGTCAAATGCGCTTGGCTTAGCCAGAAGAGTTTTATCTCCAAACAGAACAGTTCCCTGTCCTGGGAAAGAAACTACTGGATTAATACCATCCTAATATAGTAGGTCGCGTTGTGTTTTATTTGGGTTAAATGCAAGTTTAACTATGTTCTTAATTTGACCACGATTTAATCCAGCTGGAGAGAACCATGGATCATTGGTGTAATCTGTACGAGCACAGGTTCCAGCTGTATCACCGTTCAATGGAACATAACGATACTTGTCATTGTAGCGATCGTATTGATATTTGTAACCAGAATCACAAACTCCGTAAGAAGTGCTTGGAAGCGCATCGCGATATGATATGGCTTTTGTTACGGCTGAGGCATCTGAGGACAGAATAACTGCACCTTCACTATCAGCAACAGAAGCAAACACAACGCAGTCTTTACGAACTTCAGCTACGTTATTAATTACGTATGCGGCAACTGTAGCAGTAACTGGTCCAAGTGGCAGAAGGCTAATGTCATACTGACTATCATCAGCAAAAACAATCCAGGCTGTCTGCAGTTCGCCAGCAGTAGCAGTAAGGTCATCAGTTCCACCAGTTAAAGAACGTGTAACTGCTGAGGTTAAATTGTTAAATGTAGTTGTTAAAGAACTTCCCCAGTTTGTACCACCAACGATTGTTGTATGGTCCATCCAGTAGATAAATTTAGATTTAGAGTTGATAGCATCTTTGTAATAGTTGTTAGAGCCATCAAAAGTCTTAGAATCAGATGCCTTTGAGAGGAAAGAATACTTTTCTAAAATTGTTCCAGCGGTTCCAGACCAGAGTCCGTCCTCATCAACAATAATAACATGCATTTCATCGCTTCCTCCACCTACAGCAGCAGCTGCAGAAGAGGTTCCTGGCTCTCTTTCAAACTGATCTGCATAAGCCCAGTTTGTAAATGAACCAGCATCAGCCATAGAAACTCTAAGAGAGTTGCCCAAAGCACCTGGATAGCGAGCTGCCCACTCACCAACAGTACCTTGTCCAGTAGAGTATGATGTCAGATATTCTGCGTTATTTTTAATTTTAATTGAAGTGCCAGAAGATACTGCGTTTGTAGCAGCAGTATCGGCACGGCAAACTAACAGGTTATTTGTATAACTGAGGAAGTTTGCAGCAGTGAAAAAAGACTGGAAATTTGAATCGGTTGGTTTGCCGAATATGCTTACGAGTTCGTTTTCAGAAGTGATTGTGATTGGCTCTAAAACTGGACCCCACTGGAATACGCCAGCGAAAGCGCCAGCAGAACTAGAAACAGCAGGAACGATAGATGTAAAATCTTTCTCTACGACCGCAACACCTGGACTAAGTTGGAAAGGCATTGTAATTCTCCTTAATTACATTGTTATATGTTTGCTACATGAGCAACTACTGTATATTTATTACAAACAAAATTTCAAAAGTTTAATGGATTTCCTTCATCATCGCGACCATCATTTTGAAATCCAAAGGGAGTTAGCTCGTCTTCAATGGCTTGAATCCTCTGTTTGTACATTATTTCACGTAGGTTTATATTATTCAAATCTTTAAAGTATGGGCTCGCAGTCAGCCACGAAAACAGCACTAAAGTCATAACTAGATCGTCATTGTAGCCATCGTCTGCAGCATAGCTACCTTTACTCTCGATAAATGTGGAAATCTCAGATATTATATCAGCGTCAAATATAAGGAGTTTTTTCTCCTCTACTAAAGACTTAAAGTTATGACATCCAGTTCGTTTGACCTTCTTGTCGGTCATAACTCCCAGCTGAGTCTTTCCTCCACCAAATCCACCAGAAACAACCTGCCCAGTAGCAGTCCTGTTTACAAAAAGGATATTCTCATATTCTAATTCAGAATGTAAAATCATTGGAACCTGATCGCTGTAGTTTAGTTCTACAAGCACATAGGCTTCATTGTATTCTTTTGCAACCTTATGTATTACGTTTGGATATAATAAAACACTTATGTCATTATTTCTATATTTTGCCACTAATTTGTATGGCGCTCCAGTTATATCTATTACGGTAAAAGCTGAGTAATCCTGACCAACTCCCTCAGCAGTGTCAGCTACCAGAACGTAAGTATGTTTTGGCTCTGGTGCTTCGTATACATCTAATCCGTCTCTAGAGAGAATTGGATTATTAAATGACATTTGAGCAATCGTATCAGCACCGATTAGGGTTAAACTAGAACCAAGGAAGTTACAAAGAACCTCTTGATTAAATTTCAGTTCGCCAAGAGTTGCCTTTTGTTCAGCTGCCCACTTCTCATCGCGACTTGGTATTTTCCAGTATGGAATAAACAGAGTAACGAAACCGTTTCGCCCCTTCTCAGCATCATTCCAAAACTTCCAAAAATGATTATATCCGTAGGGAGTGCTGCTTAAAAGAATCTTTGTTGTTTGACCAGCAGAAATCGTAGGATAAACCGAAGTAAAGAATTCTTCAGCCACTGTATTTGGAATAATTGCAGCTTCGTCAACATACAGTAAGTTTACAGATTTACCTCGAATGCCAGAACGACCAGTTGCAGCTGTAAATACTTTTGATCCGTTTTCTAATTCAATGTCACCTTTGTTCCAAGTAAGAACACCCTGCTGCATCCAGCCAGGCAATCCCTCATACATTATTTGATATCGATCTAAAACTTCTCGAGCAGCATCCTTTTTGTTAGCAAGAATCGCTACATTTTTGTTTGGTTGAAATAAAGTATACCAAAGAATGTAGGCTGCAGAAGTAGTAGTTTTACCTTGCTGGCGACCTTCCATAAGAATAACTCTGCGATTCTCATGTATAACTTTTAGTTTTTCTTTTTGGCAGTCGTATAGTTTGAACAGCTGAAGACCGTGATCAAGAGTTACAATATAGCAATAATTTTCTACAAAGTAAATAGGGTCAGAGGAACATTTAACGTATTCTTGAATTTGTTCTGGCGTAAACTGTACACTGACGCCAGCTGCTTTTAGATTCGCATTCGAATTATAAACTTGTGCCATGGCACCTCATCAATTAAAGATCGTTTATCCAGCTCTCACTTGTCACTGTTACAGTTCCTGGATCACCTTCTGCGGTATAAATTCTTAAACCTTGTCGGAATTGAGGGTCTTCGCTAACATTAGAAATAACGGTATCAATAACTCCAGTATTGGAAAGACCACCGTATAGATTTAATTTTAATGTGAAGTTCAATGTATGAGTTACAAATCTGCGAGTTTGAAAGTCGCCATCATAGTCATCTTGAACTGCTACGCTATTTAAAATAACAGGAACATCCTGTATTATGTTCATAGATGGGACAGAGTTAATCATTAGCGTATAGTCTGGTGTAAAAGTTGGAAGGATTTGCTCAATAATTTGCAAACCGTCTTCCTGTGTTTTCGTCAATACATAAAGAGTAATATCGATATTATAAGGAACTGGTGTAAACAAACTCTTCATAGTATCTTGGCTCGCGTCGACACAGCGAACCTTATTCATTCTGTTTGCTTTACGCGCAGCATCATAATTATAACCAGTGATTTCAAATGATAATCTTGGTAATGTTGTATACGTATTATTCTGTAAATTTGGATCTGAATCTATTCTAACTATCCACTTTTCTTTTGGTGCATATGCTAGTGGAACTTGCAAACGCTGTATCTTTTGCCCACTTACAGAATCATCCTTTTTTCTATCGATGTAAATGTTACTAAAAAGACTACCGAAAGCAACGATAGTGCTTCTAATAATTCCATGGTAGAATACTTTTCCGTCTAACATTATTTGAGTTCTTCAATAATGCAGTAAGCATCACCTGCTATTCCGACTGCTGGCATATTTCTTGCTATTACTGTTACTCTGTAAATTTTATGGAAACTAGCATCAGCGAGAACAAAGGTTAAGGTGTCGCCAACCGTAGCCAAATTTTGTACTAATTGATAGTTTGTATTATTCGCATTAACAACTGCAGCGCCAGATAAAACATTTCCTGGATTTGGAGAAACTCTATAGACACTGATCGATACGTTATTAGATGGATCGCTATAATTGTACTGTACATCTAATGTATTGCTGTTATTCACAATCTTTATGGTAAGATTATCTCTAGTGGCATTTTGTTGTCCGACAACTATCGCAGCAGAACCACCATGAGTATTAGTATTAGTTTCTGGGATAGTTGGCTTGTTCGTCAGATCATTATAAGATCCACTAAATGGCACTACCCATGAGAGAATAGCTCCATCAGTAGACAGATATCTTGCGTTGTTTCCAGTCTGAGAAGGAATTAGCCCAGCATTGTATATCTCAGTAAAGTTTGCATTTGTTTTGGTAAATGCTGTACGAAGAGGATCACCTGTTCCATCGTTCGCCGCAGTTCCAATATTGATAGTTTGTTTAGCCATTTTAGTTTGTATCCGTAGTTACTTGATCTTCGTCAGCAGTAGTTCTAGTTGAATCTGCTCTGCCAAAATTATATGATGTTATAACTTCACCAAATGGGTTATCCGCATTAAACAGAACATCAACTGCTTCGCGTTTAAATTGATTATTATCACCAAACGAATCAGAAGTTTCAACTTCCACATTCTTGGTGATGTCAAAAGTTTTCAGTTCTTCAAATACATCAACCTCAGGTATATTAGTATCTAGTCTCTCAGAAGAATACTGGAACAGTTCAACCTGTAATTTGTAAACATACAATTTACCAAGCTGATAGAATGGATCCTGATGTGTTACAAACTTAATCTCGAACAAACCTTTGGTCAATGGGAAGTAGAGAAGATCTCCCTCGCATGGGCGATTGGGGAGAATAGTAGTTCCATGAACTC